GTTCCGCCTGATCGTCAAAGCGGTGCCCAGCTTCGACACTCAATTCGGCATGATGTTCGTCCACATTTGCCGGGACGAGGCCGGAAACACGGTCGTTTACAAGGGCAAGTCCCTCGCCGCCAAGGGCGACACCATCGTCGTCAAGGCGACGATCAAGGCGCACGGCGAGCGCGACGGAGAAAAGCAGACGGTCATCGCCCGCCCGGCGGTGATCGAGGTTCAGAAATAACAGATGGAAAAGGAGATGAAAATGATCAGCCACAAAAACGACTACACGCCGCTTCGAGCTTTTGCCCGCGTACTCGAAATCGACCGCGATGCACATAAAATAGTTCGCATGGAAAGCATGATCGCTCGCCGCTTGGTCAGCGATGCGATCAAGGCGGGCATGACGGTCAGTGTCCACGACGGCGAGGAAATCACCGTCAGGCTCTCGTCTTCGGTTTCAGAGGTTCTTCGCGCGATGCGAACGGTCGATGAGGAACACTTGCTGTTCTATCAAGGCGGCAATCGCATCGGCTCCGTCTTTTTCGTCTACGGCGAGGCCGGCTGGGATGTCATCAACGACTACAGCACGTCTCTCGATAGCGTCGTTGCAGGTGCCAATGAACTAGCCGACCGCTTCTCAAATTGATTAAAGAACAGGTCCATGAAAATTACTCCAATCAACACGTCGCCGCAGCACCTCGACGCAATCCTGCGCTACCTCGACATCACAAATAGCGAGACAGCCGAGCTGTGTCAGACTAACGTCAGAACGGTGTACCGCTGGCTCTCCGGTCGAAGCCCCGTCCCGGCGAGCGTCATGCGAATGGCCGAACTGATCGCCATGACCAAAACCTTCGACCGCCACGGACGCGCGATGCTGTCGTGGGAACCCAAAAAAGGCTGGAAACGACCTTGAACCGCTTCAGGTTTCGTCGCGCTGGTCGTCATTGTGCCGTTTTTGCTAGCGGCTACAGTGTTTTGGCCCGAAGTCGGCGTGCCGCTGGGCGTCGTCTGGGTGGGGCTGGCGCTTGTGGCGCGAGAGGGATAAATTGAAACATGGCTAAAAAACCAGCGAAAAGGCCAATTGGGCGTCCGAGTAAATACGATCCGGCCTATTGCGAGGTCGTCATCGAGCTTGGAAAACTGGGCAAGTCGGATTCTCAAATGGCCGCTGCGCTCAACGTCGATAGGGCATCGATCTATAGGTGGCGCGACGAGCACAGTGAGTTTCGCGCATGCCTATCGCGCGCCCAGACCTTTGCCCACGCGGTCTGGGACGGCATGGGGTTCGATGGCGCGACAGGCGCATACGGTCGCGACTTCAACGCGCTGGCGTGGAAGGTCAGCGTGCAGTCGCGCTTCCGCGAGGACTACACCGAGCGCCGCGTGCAGGAGATCGACGCGAGCAAGCTCACGCCAGAGCAGCGCGATGCATTGCGTGCGGCGCTGATGGCGGCGCGCAAACCGTGAAGACCGCGCCCGACCTCATGCGCGAGGCCGCTCGATATGGCGTCGTGTTCGATCCGCACGAGTGCGGCCTGAACACCTACGAGCGTCAGCCGTACATCCCACGCGCATTGATGCTCGACATCGAAGACAACCTCGACAATGTGATGCGGCTGCTTCTTGGGTTGTATTACGATGACAAAAACAACGCTTCGTTGCATTGATGTTTCGCGACCCTGATGCTCTCGCCGTCGCGCTTCGTGATCTCGTCAACGACCAGCATGTGCGGTCTGCTCTTGAGCCGTTGGGCAAGCACACGTCGTCTTGCACCTGCGTGATCTGCCGCGCGCGTGATGCTCTCAAGAAGCACACGGGCATTGGACCCCCTCCCGCGCGCGTGATGTGGTGCGAGAGTGAGGCGTGACCGGCTGGCACGACATCGATGTCGGCGGCTACATCATCTCGCCCGAAGATACGTTGCGCGATCTGGATCGATCAGACTGCGAGGACAGCCTCTACACGTTTCTCGAATATGCGTGGCGCTTCATCGACCCGTCGCCGTTCGTGCCGGGTTGGCCTCTTGAAGCAATTGCAGATCACTTGCAGGCCGTGGTCGATGGCGACATCAAGCGCCTCGTCATAAATATTCCTCCGCGTATGGGCAAAAGTTCCATCTGCTCCATCGCCTTCCCGGCGTGGATTTGGGCGCAAAAGCACATCAGTTCAACGAGCGGACCCGGCGTGCCGCTGCTGCACGCGAGCTACGCGCTGTCACTCGCGATGCGCGACAGCGTGAAGTGCCGAAGACTGATCGAGAGCCCGTGGTATCAATCTCTGTGGGGCGACAGGTTCAGTCTGGTCGGAGACCAGAACACCAAGGGCCGCTTTCAAAACGACAAGAAGGGCGAGCGCCTCATCACCGCCGTCGATGCCCGCGTCACGGGCGAGGGCGGCAACATCATCGTGGTCGATGACCCCAACGCCGCGAACGAGGCGCTGTCCGAGGCATCGATCTACGCCTGCACGGAGTGGTGGGACGGCACGATGTCTACTCGCCTCAACGACAGCAAGACCGGCGCGTTCGTCGTGATCCAACAGCGGCTGGGCGAGAGCGACCTCACGGGCCACATCCTCGAAACAGACACGGGCTGGACGCACCTGTGCCTGCCGATGAAGTACGAGCCCGAGCGCAGCTTCGTCAGCAGCATTGGCTGGGAAGACCCGCGCACCGAACCGGGAGAGTTGCTGTGGCCCGACCGCTTCGACGCGCAGCAGGTTGTCGAACTTGAGAAGCGCCTTGGCCCGTGGAAGGCGGCGGGTCAGCTGATGCAGCGACCTGAGCCGCAGGGCGGCGGCGTCATCAAGCGCGAGTGGTGGGAGCCGTGGCCCGACGCCGCGTATCCTCCGATGGACTTCGTCATCGCCGCGCTCGACACGGCGTACACGGTCAAGACCGAGAACGACTTCAGCGCGATCACGGTGTGGGGCATCTTCAGCGGCGACGTCATCGCGCAGACGACGAAGCAAATCGCGCGCGACGGCGACGTAAGTGATTCGCCCGCGCGTGAGTACACGCAGCAGCACGCGCGTGTGATGCTAATGCATGCTTGGCAAGAGCGCCTCGAACTGCACGACCTCGTCGTCAAGGTCGCGAAGACGTGCAAGGACATGAAGGTGGACAAGCTGCTGGTCGAGGACAAGGCCGCAGGCCACAGCGTGGCGCAGGAGCTTCGCCGCCTCTTCGGATACGAGAACTTTGCCGTCCAGCTGTTCAACCCCGGTGCGTTCGACAAGCTGGCGCGGCTCTACAGCGTGCAGCACCTGTTCGCGGAGGGCATGGTCTACTCGCCCGACAGGTCGTGGTCCGATCAGGTCATCACGCAGTGCGCGACGTTCCCAAAAGCCAAGCACGACGACCTCACCGACACCGTAAGCATGGCATTGCGCCACCTCCGCGACATTGGAATGCTGACGAGGCCGGTCGAGCATCAGGCCGAATTGCAAAGCAATATGCAGCACCAAGGCAAGCCGCTCGGCCCCCTGTACGGCATCTAGCTGCGGTCTATACGCTCCCGGTCTGCCTGTGATAACATGCCGCACCAAGAGGGTGTTGACTTATGCCGATGACTCCGGGGCTGGTCCCTAACTTGCGCCTAGTCGAACCGGAGGCCGACGCACTGTCGCCTGCCAGCGAAGTAGTGATCGAAGAGTCCGCGCAGGATGTTGACGTTCCCCAGTTCGACGGCAAGGGCAACATCCTCAAGATCGAACACCCGGACGGCAGCATCACGATCACGCTCGACGGCAGTCCCGTCCAGAAGTCCGACGAGGGCGAAGGCACGCGCGGCTGGTTCGACAACCTCGTTGATGAGATCGATGAACTTGATCAGTCGAGCATTGCCGACGACCTCATACGCGGCATCGAGGACGACAAGGAGAGCCGCAAGGATTGGATCGAGGACCGCGCCAACGGCATCAAGCTGCTGGGACTGAGGATCGAGATACCCGGCATCGGCGGCGCGTCCGAGGGTGCTCCCGTCGAGGGCATGAACCGCGTGCGCCACCCACTGCTGCTCGAAGCCGTGCTGCGCTTTCAGGCCAACGCACGCAGCGAGATGCTGCCGACAGACGGCCCGGTGAAGATACGCATCGACGGCAACACCGCGAGCTACCAGACCGATCAGATGGCCGACGCGCTTGAGCGCGACATGAACCACTACCTCACGGCGGTGGCGACCGAATACTATCCCGACACCGACCGCATGCTGTTGATGCTGGGCTTCGGCGGCTTGGCCTTCAAGAAGGTCTACTACTGCCCGCTTCGCAATCGTCCGGTGAGCGAGACCGTCGATGCCGACGACCTGATCGTCAACAATGCCGCGACGGACATACGCAGCGCCAAGCGCGTGACGCACCGTTCGATGATGCGCCCCAGCACCGTGAAGCGGTTGCAGATACTTGGCGTCTACCGGGACATCGATCTCTCGACGCCGAAGTCGCAAGACCTCGACAGCCTGCAACGTGAGAAGAAGGCGCAGCAGGGCATCGACCCGGAGCCCGGCAGGCCCGAGGACCGCGACCGTGAAATCTACGAGTGCTACTGCGAGTTGAACCTCAAGGGGTTCGAGCACAAGTGGGAGGGCAAGGACAGCGGCCTTGAGGTGCCGTACCGCGTCACCATCGACGTCTCGACCAAGAAGATGTTGAGCATCGTCCGCAACTACGACGAGGACACCGAGGACTTGCCCGAGGCGCGTGCGGTGTTCGTGCCGTATATCTTCGTGCCGGGCATGGGCTTCTACCCCATCGGCCTGCTGCACATTCTTGGCAACACGACGAACGCCATCACGGCGGCGTGGCGTGAACTGCTCGACGCGGGCATGTACGCGAACTTCCCCGGCTTCCTGTTCAGCGATTCCGGTGGCCGCCAGAACACCAACATTTTTCGCGTCCCGCCGGGCGGCGGCGCGCTGGTGAAGACCGGCGGCATGCCAATCACTCAAGCGATCATGGCGCTGCCCTACAAGGAGCCGTCGCAGGCGTTGATGGCTCTGGTCGAGAACATGGCGCAGACGGGCATGCGGATTGGCGGCAGCGCCGAGCAGGCCGTGGGCGAG